TTTTCTGTTCTTAATATTTGCATTGAATTAAGAGGCATATGTTTTTCTACAAATGCTTTAGCGGCTAATCCATATTTTTTTTCTTCTAAATCTCTAGTACGTGATTCTGGTGTATCGATACCAAATAAACGCACCCGTTCTTTATGTAACCATACACCAAACCCTAGATCAATATCTACGTCAACCGTATCACCATCTACGATATGAACTATTTTACATCTATATTCGTACATTCTTAATCCTATGCGCTATCAAAAGATAGATCTATTGTTGTTGTAAAACCAAAATCACTGTCTGCTAATCCAATAACTGAAGTTGGATCTGGTGTTACTGTAATTGTTTCTAGTTTTGCATCGGAATCTGTAAGATCTGCATTTTGTAAAAACACATTGTTAACTGCACTACGAATAATATTTTTATTCTCAATTGGCCCATAGAAAGAAACTTTCATTTCAAAATCTAAAGTATATATGATAGTTCTTCTTTGTTCTAATGCACCATCAAAGTCATCACTAAATGATACACTCTGAATTACAATCGGAATGTCTTCTTTAAAGTCAGGATATTCTGAACCAAATGGCTTGATTGTTAATGTGTATTGTGGGTTAAACGTAGGTAAGATTTGTTCTACAATTTGTAAAGCATCATCTTGTGTTTTAGCATACACGTTTAACTGAAAGCTAATATTATATGGAACAGGTGAATAGAATTTTTGTCTATTTGTATTAGCAGACCCGATTGTATTAAAGTTGCTTACCTTAGTTAACTGTCTTGTTTGATCGTAAATCATCGATGTAATTTCAAACGACATACGAGGTAACTTAATAGCAACCTTTTGGTCATTATCTAAATCAGGATTCTCTGCCAACCTTTCGAGAAACTTAGATTTAGGTGCATAAGAAAGTGGTACTTTTACTTGACTAATTACTTGATCGCTTGCATCTTTACGAATAACGTACAAATTATTAAAAAGCGAACCAAATACTGATACACTCTTTCTTACTTTTTCATGATAGAAGTGTGTACCAAACATTAGCTAGGATCTCCGAATGGGTTACTTTCACTAAAGTCTAAGAATCCTGCAGCATCTGATTGGAAATCGTCATTTTGTTCTGTATTAGAAATTTGATTTTCTTCTGTTACACTTAATACTGTAAAGTCTGAATCTCCGATTTCAATAGGTGCAGTTGTAACAAATGTATGATAATCGCCGTCATTAGCACCAACATGAATTAGATGTAACTTATCGTCAGAGTCTGAGTATTGTGAAACCTCACCTCTAATAATTGTACCATCAGATAGAGTCTGTACAGCCATTTCTCCGATATAATTATCAGTACCCAATCTATCAGAATCAGTTAACTGTAGAATATATTTGTATGCATATTCACGCTCAATAGTATCAATAGCATCTACACCGGTATCAAAGTCTTCATCATTATATTCAAACAAGTTAGCACGTAATTTATATACAGGAAGATTTGCTAATTGATAAAATGGTTGCTCGTGCTCGACATGACTAATTTCAAATATTTTATTAGTCATAGGAAGATAAATTAAGTCACCTTCTCTTGGTCTCTCACCTTCAATCTCATTATCATATTGACTTACAGTTTGCTGCCATCTACGACGTGATACTACAAATGTAGCTTCGTCTCTTATCTCTACACCAAATCGTGTAAACAGATCACCTTCACCATCGAATCCTTCAATGTTGTCAATATACATTTCAATTTTATAAGAAGAATTAAAGCGAGATGGTACATCTTCGCCAAAAATAGGGTCTTTATTTACAATGTCGCGAGGGATGTAATAGAGATCTTGGCCATAAATCTTAAGAGATTCTATGACAATATCGTCATAAAGGTTCTGTTCTGACCTGACTTTGTCAGAAAAATAAACATTTCTCATATTAACCTACAAAGAAATCAGGAGGCATTTCGTGTTCCATCCTGATAGTTTCTCTTAATCTTTCGATCTCTCCTGTAGCATCATCATAAAGTTGTCTACCATTTAAAATAACACCACCTGGAAGTTGCATACCTTCAAACTTAATTAAGTTAGCACCCCATTGCTGTTTAATTAATGATGTAGTATATTCTTTTAACCACATATCATTATAGATTGATGTATGTGAATTAGGATTAATAATTTTATAAACTTCAGCTACTATGTAATCACCTTCTAGAATATCTTTATCTTCAAAATCACCAAATATATACAACCTATTTTGTTTTCTAGAAAACTGTACTTGAGGTGTACCGTTTAACTTCATATCTAACATACCAAGATACTGCTGCATCTGATCGTAGTAAGCTAAATCACCAGCAAAGTTTTGTAGATCTGCAATATCATTTAACATCATCTGATATTTAATATCAAAGAAGTTTCTAGACATAGAAAAATTACTAGTAATTGGAAATAGCTGAGATACGTATGTAATGTCAGATGATAATGGTATATACTGATTTGTTACATCATCGGCTGTTACTAGATGTTTTAAATATGTTCTAAGAGTAGAATCACTATGGTATTCTTGATAGTACTGCAATGCTTCATCAAGACGGTCTTCTAATTGATCCTCATCAACGTTAATCTCAATAACTGGGTCACCGAGACGTCGTTTACAATAGTCAATTAGTGTATCTCTTGAATTAGGATTTGCCATTTAATTATTATACCTGTGCACTAGAAACGTTGTGCCTGGAAGTAGTTACAATTCCAATACTTGTGGATCCAGCATCAGATGCAAATGGAAACTTTTCAATATGAGGACTAGATCCATTTTCGTTGCGCCCAGCAGCAGTATATCCACTAATTCCTGATGATGTATTAGCATGTTCGCTTTTTGCTGTTGATAGATCACCTACATCAGTGGCATTACCGTCTGAAGCAAATGAGAATTTTTCAATAGCATTAGTTGTAGTTGGAGTTAAACCACCAGCTACATATCCATGTGTACTTGAATTTGACCCGGATGGTCCGGCTGAATTTCTTCCAACTGTTAAATCACCTACATCGGTGGCATCATTATCGGCCGCAAAGGGGAATTTTTCAATATAATTTGCATAAAGATTTTGGTAATGGTATCCAGCATTAGCATAGCCATAAGTAGTTGAATTATTTCCACTTAGTCTAGACTTTGACCTCGTTAAGCTACCTGCAGTTGTTGCATTCACATCAGATGTGAATGAAAATTTATCTATTATAGGTGTACCATATACATAAGATGGGGTTAAAGAACCAAGTACATATGCATTATCATCAGATGACGCGCCAGCACTTCGGTATCCAGGTCTAGTTAACTCTGCGTTCATTATTGAGGCATTGCCATCAACTGCAAATGAAAATCTTTCTATACTGTTGCTAGTAGCGCCTTGCGGCGCGCTTGACGTGATGCCGTGAGCCACATATCCATGAGTAGATGAAGAATGACCACTGCCGTAACCAGAACGTTGAGCTAGATCTCCTACATCTGTTGCATCGCCGTCAGATGTAAATGAATACTTATCAATTACATTGTTATTTCCGCCACCACTGGCAGTATAACCGCTTACGGCACCTTGAGCATTTGTTCTACTAGGCATTGATGGCTCTGTTGCTAATTTAGCACTTGACAATTCATCTACTTTAAAGAACCCACCATCACTATCATCCCATACATACATTTCTCTCAACTTAGAAAGATAATGCAAAGAACCGTCATCATAACCAGAGCTATCAGCAGCAAGTAAAGCTCCTGCCGAATCGTATGCATACGAAGTCACACCAGACGGTACATCTAATGTACCACTACTTGTGATAGTACCATCTCTCACGGCGGCTGCAATTGCTTTAGATAAGTCTCTGTTAATAGACATTTCTTATCTCCTAGATATGGTCTTCTATAATTTCTTTTAGAGTTTCGAAGGCTTCTCGATCTTCCATCATTAGCTTTCTCATAATCTCAGCAAGCTCGTGGAATTCCATTTCCTCGAGCTTGCTCGCAATCATTTCTTCCATTATCCATTCACCGCCACAAAGTTATCATACCAAGCTTCAACATCTGCTGTTACTTCTTCATTTGTTAATGGCGTATCAGACATTGTACCATCTGAATCCATAGCCATCATCGGGTTAACAGCATGCATACCAAGTACGCGTGTTACCATTTCAGCTTTTGTTAACTCTTCGATTGTAT